CCCACGTTCTTTAAAATATTCGCAGCATTTAGCGCACCCTGGCTTCCGTCAACAAATACCAGATCTTCTAAGTGTTGCCATTCACGACCCACTTTTGTCGCTTCGGTTAAAAGTTCACGGGCTCTCATGGAAGTTCCTTCCAATTAGGATCTGCTTTAAGATCTGCCATCATTTGGGCAGACTCTTGCGGTGGTAATGCATTTGCAATAGATTCAACACTACCCAAGTCCTGTGCAGTAGCATTGGACCCGATTAGGATTTTTGCAATGTCGTTTACATCCTTAGATACCATACTATCATCTGTTCTGTTTAGCAAGCCCTTAAATGCGCTCCACTTCAAGCCTCGTTGTTTTGCAAGGTATGACATAGCAATTTGCTTGTTAACCCCCTTGTATTTGCTGCCTTGCGGAATAGCATGTGTATGGAATTTTGATACGTCCATTGCATTTTGTGTTACCATAATATCTACTTGGTGTGCTTGATCGCCCAATGGAACTCTTACATGTACACTAACACCGCTTTGCCCTGTTTCGAACCCAGCTAGATCAAATAACTGTCTTAATTTTTTACGAATAACCTTTGGATCATCTGTGCTAAAAAATTGTGCAAGTTCGTTTTGATCTACAATAAGATCAAGATCACCACTTACTTTGCCCGGAGTCGGAGTTGCACCACTACCAATCGGAATAGCTTTGATGCCTGTTTTACTAAGCACAGTGTTAACGCTGTCAACGATTGCAGGAATCATTTCGTGTTTAAAAGAGGCAGCATCACTAAACATGTTGCCGCCCTCGTTTACTACTAGGCTGTTTTGCAATAATCTTTTTGTTCTGGGGCCACGATTGTAGTGTCTTTTATGCGTCCCGTGTAGGATGTCCGTTATCTTCAATTCGCTGTATTCCTCTAATAAACTTTTTAGGATCCTTAGTTCGAATACTATTAATAAGGCGCTTTTGTAAATCTTCCGCTACCTCAGGAGGAAAACTGTTATCAATCATTTCGATCAAATTGATTGCAGTTTGCATCACATGTCTAGCATTCGACTCAACTAATTGGCGCTTGTCTTTTTTGGGAGACATAGCATTAATTTCTTCTAGTATAGATCTCGTATTTTTCTTCATTGTAACACTATTTAGCGGTTCCATTGGTAAATATTATTGCTGAGGTAGGAGCGAAACTTATAGCATAATGCAAATTCCTGATTTCTATACATAGATCCATGATTATAAGAATAGCAACATTAATGGCGGCGAGCAAAACACAGGCTTACAATTTGGCACACACAGGCTCATATTATTGACTCCGTTTTGGCTACTGCTCGCTGTATAGATCATCATATATATCCTAAGATAAGGTTCTACTGCTGTTACCTCAGCAACTACTCTCTTCGTTTAAGTAGGTTCTTAAGTCTGTCAGAGTTCGACACAGATTGACTTGCTGTAGATTCATCCACAACTTGTTCACCTGCTGTAATTGTACTCTTAGTCTTTAGCTTTTGATAAATGCTTGTGACTTGACTAGTTTCATCATCACGATCATCCTCATCCAAATCTGTAATACGCAGTGATTCCATGTTATACGCAAGATCAAGTTTTGTCCCCACACCACTACTACTACGTGTTTTCATAAACTGAATTTGCACACGCCCACGCTCACGCATTGCACGGCTGCTAAAAATACCAATCAAGTTATCTGCTGTGTTGATCTTACTAATACCACCTGCAATGTGACTGTGGTCAAATTCAACTTCATCAACTGCACTACGATTCAACTGTGATGCTGTAACAAACAAGATATGTAGTTCTACTGCTAGATTACGCAATTCTTCCGATACAAACTTATCTTTGATAAACTGATCGCTTGCTGGCACTTTGTGACCTGCAGGCATCATAAGATCCAAATAGTCAATAAGTAATGCTTGCACTTCGATGTTGTTTTGGATTTGGTATTCACGCAAGTATGCTTTAATGTCGTTTACGTTACATCCATTGGGTAACTGCACAATCTGCAAACGACCTGCTTTTTTACTTGCCATCTTAACTTTGAGTTCAACATCATCTGATTTTTTCATAACGTCCTTTGTGCTCATGCCCGTAAGCATAGCATCAAGTCGCATACTACAAAGTTCTTCACTAAGTTCTAAGCTGATGTAAACAACATTCTTTCCTTGCAATGCCCAGTTTAATGCTAAGTTTTGCATGAACAGCGATTTACCAGACCCCGACCCACCTGCAAAAATGTTAAGTTCGCCTGGATTGAATCCACCATATAGCACGTTATCAAATGTAGTCCACCCTGAACTATTTTGACCTCTGTTGTCTTTGATCCGTTGAATACGTCCTGCAGGATCTTCCCAATAGTTTGTGCCGAAACTTTTTGCAAGACCAATTTGCACTGCGTCCCTAATTAGCTGTTCAACTGCACCATAATCATTTTTTTCTAACTTATCAGCACTAGCAAGAATTGCACCTTCAAGTGCTTTGTGTCTGCAAAACTTTTCAAACTCATCCATAAACCAAGATTTATGCTCTTTAGTGACCTTGTTACTTAGGTCATCTATTTTAGCATTTGTTTTTGCACTGATCTGTTCAATAGTAGGCAGTTGCCCATATTTGTCTACGTGTTCTTTAATAAAGTCAACAGTGGGTTGATAACGTCTGCTAAAATATTTGCTTTGCAAAATAGCATTGCAGCGGACAAACAAATCTTTGTCAGCCAATAGAAATTCTATGTATAGTTTTTGTAATTCTTCATTATAATCTTCGCTCATTCAACCCCACTCAACTTTCTCATCATATATTCGTCTTTAGTATAATAATAGCTTGCTAAACTTCTGTAGCCAAACCCTGAAGAATAAAAATACACTTCTTCGTAATAAGGAGTAAGCCATAGTAGATTTCCATTTTCTAATCTAATGGGAAACCATGCAAACTTTTTATGAGTGCTTACACGTTTAGCTACTATAGCATTGTTCCATTTCATTTACAATACTGCTTTGCCATTATCTGTATCTTAGTACTGCTTGTTTCTATGCTGTCTAATATACTACGCACTGTGAATAGTCTGCCGTACTTCTGCACTGCATCACCTGCGTCTTTGCAATCTTCCCATGGTGGAAAACTAACGTTCCATCCACGTTTAACTGCAGTCTTTACCATTTCCATCCCTGCTTTGTCAGCATCGGGTAGCAGCACTATACGCTTGTTTAGCTGCTCTACTATACTGCATTGTTTGGGACTGGGTGTATTACCGTTCATACCAACACCCCCCACTAGCAGGGCATCTAGCTGCCCTTCTGTAACTATAACATACTCGTGCGTTGTTTGTGCATCCAAATTGTAAACAAAGTTGCTAGGACTAGACAAGTAATACTTGGGTGTTTCTTTGTCTGGAGTATTACCCACCCAACGTGAAGTATACCCCACTACCTTACCGTTGTGATAAAACGGCAGTGTTACACGATTCTTAAAGTGCTTGAACGGGGACCAATACCAGTTAGGATAAAATCCCAGGTGTCTGCTTTCAAGATACTCACACGCTTGCACAAACTTTACTAGCTCTTCCTCTGATAATGTGTCAGTATCAACTTCGTGTAGCAGTTTACTTTCGGCAGGTAGTTCATGATCTGCCCACGCTACTTTTACTTCTTCTACTTTTTCTTCAGGTATAAACTGTTTTGCTACATCTTGGTTTTCTTGTTGTTTGAGTAGTTCAAAGTTAACACGCTGTATTTGTGCAGGGTCTGCACCAAACTTTAACAACAGTTCTTTAAGATTTTCGTTTATACGTTTTCCAGGACTCCATCCAGTTTTGAAGCTGCAGTTAAAACAGTTATACTGAAACTTGTCGTCTACAAACATTATACCACCACGACGCCGTGTGTCGGCTTTATGTCCACGTGTAGCACACATAGGGCAATTGCCACTCACCCAACCACTGGGCGTTAATCGCCAAGATGCAGGCATTGTTTGTTTTACGAAATCCAAGACTAACATAAAGCTATATTAGCTTCTATAAAGTACTTTGTCAAGTGTTCCTGTGTTGCCTACAGCAGGTGTGTGATAAAATCTTACCCACATAAACATACCATCCCATGTAAATGGTGTTACACCTGTGCTGGTAGTAAACGTCCAACTGTCGTTTGCTGATTCTGGGTCTAGTTGTATGTCGAACCAATCCGTTTCAGTGGGGTTTAACTCCAGTGAGCCCTGTGCATAAAATACGCCCGTGTACCCTGTTGTATATACTGCACATGTGTTAGTGCCGTCTTGGTTAAATGATTGTGCTGTGCTTGCATTTCTGTTTGTATACAAATTAGAACCGCTGGAAATGAATGTATCATTCACTGCACTGTCAGCAATAACTATACCAAGTGGATTATCTTTGATTTCTAGAACAAAACTGATTCTGTTGTTTTGGTCACTGCTAAGTCCAAAAGTTCTACTTTGCATATCAGTATAAGTAATAACGAGATCGTACAATCCTGCACTAAAGTTTGTAGTATCACCTTGTAGGATTTTCATTACTATGTTACCACTGTTATAGTCAACTACAGCAAGAGTTTTAGTTAAGATAACAGCACTAGCCGTTCTGTCAACAATCTTGGCAACAAATGTTTTGTTAGTTAAGTTAACTGATTTGCGGTCAGGGGTTTTAACAAAAAACTCTAAATCACAATCTAACCCTGCGTAAACTATTAGAGGTTTGTGATTTTGAGGTCCATAATAGGTAGTACCTCCTCTATTCGGAAGTAGTATCTCACTACGTTGGTTATAATTGTATGCTGTGCCTTGATATATCATTTTGCAGATCTCCAATAGTATTTATTTGCTAAGTAAGTATAAGATGACAAACATTCCTAAGAAATACCAAAATTTACTAGAAGACTTTCCATTTTTAACACTTGTTGCGTATGGCGGTAACGAATACGTTGGAATAATACAAAATGTGGACCATCAGTTGGCCAGTATGTATAATTTTGAGACTATTAAACACCTCGACGATAAAAAAGAGTTTTTAGATCTTGGTGAAGAATGGTGGTGGGGAACAAACAGACTTATACCCATTAACATTATTTTCAAAAGTCGTTGGGAAAAATATAGACCCACACTAATCTCATTTAGTCTTAAAGACTTCGTAGTTATACATGGGCCTATTGTTAGTCTAAGTAATATTGTTCAACGTAGAGCTAAACGTAGAAATATTCAACTAGTAAGAAAATTTTAGGTCTTTCGTAATACAACATTAACTTGCGGGTCGATTACCTCTAACCTACGAGCAGTTGTTTTTTCTGCAGCGTGAATTAACAATGCCCTACGCACTTGATCTGTTTTGTTTGGCATTGTACTGTGTAACAATCTAGGGTGCCAAGCAACCATACTTCCTGCTGGTGCTGTATACTGTGTATAATTGTCCACAAAGAACAAGTCCCAACTATTTGGGTGATCTCGCATATCAATTGCATCGTAAAAATACTTGTGTGTACCCGGAACATATCCAGTAGCACCGTTATCTTCATTAAAATCACACATCATTACCATAAACTGTAGTCCTAAGAATTCCTTAGAATATCTAAATTCTTTGAAACGATAGGGAGTGTCGATGTGCGGTCTTCTAAAATTCATACCTGGTTGTAATACAATAAAATCCTGCACGTGCCATACCCAATTTTTGTGACCAAAAATTTGATCAACAGACGGGGTCATTGCTGCTTTTATTTCATCAATAATTGGATGGTCTACGTTTGCAGTCCAATAATACCCCCAATCAACATCAGTTAGTGGATTTTCCATAGCACTAACATGATTCCAACCATACCACTTTTTATTTTTATCATGCCCACGTTGTGGCGGCAGTGTTGCAGCAAATGCATCTAGCTCTGCAATCTTATCCTTGTCAAATACTTCTTTGTGGACAGTAAATCCATCATGCTCAATATCTCTGACAAATCTGTTTTTGTCTATTTCATTCATTGCTTGCTCCCGTATGCAACTGTTCACATAATAAATTCATTTGTACTACGATTGCATGTGAGTAAGCAATCGCATGGGCTTTTTTGAAAAAGTATTGATCGTTATCTGGTTTAACCCAAACCTCTTTCAAAATTTGATCCCATGTACAGTTAACTAAGTAGCGTTTTGCAGGTCTAATGATAGCAATAACTGCTGCTAACTTTTCAATAGTGTCGGGCTTTAGCTTTTTTAATACATCACTGTGTTCTGCTACATGAAACAACTTACTAATAAATTCATCATGTTGCAGTAAATCCCAAATAGGTTCTCTATCCATCAATTGCTGCAAATGGTCTTCGCTACGCACATCCTTGTAGATACTTACGTTAAGAAAGTCCAACTTAAAGTATCCAGCATCATCTGCTGCTTTGTGATCTATTGTGCAAACATTCTTTAATGGATCTGTTGGCACTTTGTGAAAATACACCCCCGTGTTATGTTTACGATTTTGTAATCTAGCAGGCACATGTTTAAACAGCTTTAGTGCTGCATCTCTAGAGGAAAAGTCGATATCAATATCCATTTTTTAAGTCCCTCATACTTTAACTCCATCTATAATACTACTAACCCATTCAGCATCGTGTGGGCTTAAATCTCGTTTCTTCGACCAATAATCAGCATCAATACATGCTGCTACTCTGTTCATTTGTTCAGTATTCATACGGCCCACTGCATCACTTGCACGTTGGCTGCATAGCAAAATCCAAGGACTGATCTTACCACTTTCTACCCAATCTGCAATAAGATAACCGCTTGCTGTTTCCCAAAATGTATCAAAGTAAGACGTCTTACTTGCATGTTCAATAAATCGTTCTAACGCTCTACCAACTGATTCTTTTCTCAAATGCTCTTTTACATAGTTGAGATACATACGATCAGCAGCCCAATCTTTAAGTTTAGCTTGATTACGCACTAGCCAGCGTGTGTATGCCTCTGCATCAATCACATGCGTGTTGAGGCAATAGCTACCAAAGTTTACAAATGAACTGTAGTATGGGCTGTCTACAAACTCTGCAAATACCTTAGGTTTGCTTTGCATACTTAGTCTGAAAAACAAGTCAAATGCAGTGAACCCTGCAATTGTTTCGGGCATGTCCTTTTGCATCCATCGGCGCTTCTTCTCGCACATATGGACTGCTGCGGTGCTTTCACGTTTAAACGATTGTTTGCAATACTCACACGTAATCATTTGAATAGGTCTTTAATTTCCTTAGTGGTCATGCCTTGCTGTTCCATTACGTCAACAAGGTCTGCTTTGGTGTTTGTTTCAATCATCAACTCAAGTTCAGCATCATTTAGAGTTGGATATTGCGTCATTAACCATTCTGCTAGTTTGTTCTTCTTGCCTTTTTTGCCTGGTGCAATCCAATCCCTACGTTGCTTAGTACCAGCACCGGCTAACTGTAACAGCCTGTGTTGCAACTGTGGATGATGACGTAGTGAATTGAAGTGCAAGTTTGTAAAGTCGTTAACGATCATAAGATAGGGTGCAGTATTTGCACCATCTACACAACTTGCCCAACGCATTTGAATCCACATTTGCTTTTCCATTACCGCTTGCTCGTCTTTAGTGAGATTATCCCACCAAGCAAAATCACGGCAATCAATTGCTCTCATTTCTTCATTAATGTTTAGTTTGCTCACCACAAATCATCCGTACTTAATACATCAGGAATCTTACCTGTTTCTTTAACAAAATATGCACACTTAGGATTTGGTCCTGTTTCAAGAGGTATTGCCAATATGTGTCCATATTTTAGTTTGGGGAAATACCAACGCATCTCTTGGTAGATATTTATGATCTCAATTTCACCAAAGTCTGGCATAAATCCAGAAATAGGATTGAAAATAAACGCCATAAATCCCCTGTCATTTAAACTTGTAATGGGCAATACTTCTGGATCCCCCACCTCTGCATCACACACAATCAAACTCCAATCAAGTGGCACAGTAACGTTCCACTTGCCTAGCTTTAGCACAGCCGCAGGGCTACTAAAACTTTCCAAAAATACTAGAGGTACGAAAATGTAATCCGCATTATCCTTATCGCTGTAGTCTAACACACAATACCTAATGTCGTCAATCTCTTCTGGAACCAAATCCAGTTCATATGACACATTATCTACAGTTAGTATCTTCATTTATATTCCACCTTGCAAAACTTAACATGTCTTGCTGTTTTATTTTCTTTAAGACAACACGGACACACTACTCTTTGTTGTGGCCCTCGTTTTCCTTTCATCGCCTCACTCATTTTATTTTTAGTTTCTTCGGTATGTGTCTTTCCTACCATACCTGAGGGTTTTCCTAGCTTAGAAGAAGATATTTTCTCTTTAATTTCATTTGCTCTTTGTGTGCTTCCATACCGCTCGTCTAGAGATTTACCTGCATACAACTCCTTCATTGATTGTTTATGGTCCTCTGTGATTTGCTGAACACCAGTTAGGCCTTTATTCCACGGTACTCTACCCTTCGCCAATTTGCTCATTTTCAATCGAGTTTCCTCTGTATGTTTTACACCAATTCTTGCTTCTCGTATTGCATTACGTGCAATTTCATATTGTCTACTGGATATGTTTCGTCTAACATTCCCGCCATCTTGCACAAAACCGCCCAAAGCATGTAGCATTTTATATCGATGATTTCCTTCTGTCATTTTGGTAAGTAGTCGATGACAGACAAAATGTTCTTTTGCAGTCAATGACACTATATTTTTGCTGTCATCTGATCCATCTAACGACTTGGGGATGATATGATGACGTTCTACATAACCTGTTAACAACCTTGTCTTTGCATTTTCTATAATTTTATAATACCAACTTGTATACTTGTTTGTCAAAAACATAGACGCTCCTTTTCTTTTATTTATGCGTCTATGTAACATTTTTTATTTGTAGTTTACTTTTGTGATAGAAAAAGGATATTTTGCATCAGAATAGAATTTCTTACGTTCAGTCAAGTGTCGTTTGCTAAACTTTGCACTGCTTGTGATATCCCAAATTCTGACATTGTCTTTGTCTTTTGCTTTACGAATACCACGTCCTATACTTTGAATAACACGAACAAAACTCTTGCCAGGTTCAACAAGCACAAGATTAAAAATGCGGGGAATGTTAATCCCTACAGAAGCAACACCATATGTTGCAATAATAATTTTGTTGTCCGAGTCAGAGATTTCGTCATATTCTTCTTTTCTATTTTTTGACTTCATCTTACCGCTGACAAATACTGCACAGTCTCCTAATCTTTCCATTAGACCTTCACCTGCACTAATACGGTCAACAAGAACAAGTGTATTACCATCATCTGCTAATGATTGGATCAGCGTAGCCATGTAGTCAAGCCGTTCTTTGTTGGTCGTCAAATATGTAAGTTCACTTTGGTAGTTACCATAGCTTACGTTGTCCTGTAGTTGAATAACGTTTACTTCACAACTTGCAAGAACACCAATGTCCTGCAAATCGCTTGCTGCTAGCTTATTGATAACATCACCCAATCCTACTGTAATAGTAAGCCGTTCCCATTCTTCTTTAGGCACTGTGCCCGTAAGTCCCCAACGAACGGGGATATTGCTAAACGGGCCCGTAAGTAGCTTTTTTAGAACATCAGCCTTTGCTTGGTGAACCTCGTCTACCATAACACATACTACACCTTCAGAAAAATCAGCTAGGCTATATTCGCTTTCACCATCCTTAAATCGTTTGTCAATAATGTTTAGGCTTTGCCATGTGCAAATGGTATGTGTTTTGTTCAAGTCCTTACGGTCACCAAAATAAACACCAACGTCTAGTCCTAAGTTAATGTAGTCTGCTTCTGTTTGGATAACCAAGTCTTTGTTTGGAACAATAACAATACTACGCCCATATGGTTCAACCAAGTTACTAAGGGCTGCAGTTATAAGCGTCTTACCTGCACCAGTTGCAATCTCTTGTAGTGACTGTGGATTAGCAAGGAATTGGTTAATAATTTCTACTTGGTAATCACGCAACATAACAGGCTCACCTGCTGCTGGGTGTTTTTTAGGCCACACCTTATGACTAAAGTGACCTTCTGTAACTTCAGGAAAGTCAAGTTTCCATGCAGTGCGTTCATCTTCAATCTCTACCTCATACCTATCTTCATCTAGGATGGGCAGGATTGTGGGTAAGCAATTTATAAATGTGTTGCCTCCAGTCGTAAAGAAACCTACGCACCCATCCCATCTTCCTAGTTTATAAGAAGGGGTATGGAAAGCGTATGGTAGCAAGAACTTTAGTTTTTTTTCTAGTTTACGACGAGTAGTTAGTGCTAGTCCTTCGATTTTGCAATTAACTTCATCTTTAAGTACGATTTTACATTTCATGTTTTTATTATAAACTGCTTATTAAATTATGTCAACTATCGTTGTAAATACTTAGTAAAAAGAAGGGCTAGTAAGATATCTTACTAGCCCCAGGTAGTCGGACAGTGGGAGTGAGAGTGACTGTGACAGAGGAGGCCCACTGTCCGACGCTGTTTTAGGAACGCTTCATGCAGGTCATTTCTACATAACGCTTCCACTTATCACCGTTCATACGCTTGAGATCGGCGATCTTAAGAACCATACGCAAGCTCATTTCACGGAGTTTGTTACGGTTATCGGAGATATAACCCAGCAGCTCGTCTTGATCCGCTTGGTTAAAATTGTAAGAGTAAAGCATGCCATCTTGAACAATTTGACGGCAGCGCAGGAATTTTTCACGCATTGTATCTAGTGTCAAGTCCAAGTAGTGGCAACGTGACATAATAGCATCAAGGTGATCTTTGATCTTGCCCCGTGTTTTGTCAAACTTGAGGTTAGTAATGAAAATGATCGAACCTTTGAATTCAAACGTTTCGGGGATACCTTCGTTTTTCAACACACGGCTTTCCGAACGCCAGCTCAAGTAACGCTTAGGGCTGCTGTCTAGTGCCGCTTTCAGCAAGTTCAGTGACTGTTCGTCCCACAACACGCTATCGCAGTCGTCCAACACAAGCACACTACCAGCATTGGAATATTCATACAACAGTTTGAACAAACCAATTGGGCTAGCAGCACCCTTTTCCATACCATATTTGCGACCAGTAGCACTAGTGCTGCCGCCCATCTTGTTCATCAGTTCAGCTTCGCGGATGACCTTTTCAACACCGTAGCTTTTACCAACGCCGGGAGGACCAGTAACAACCATACCACGCACAACACCGTCACACGAAGCATACGTCATATCTTCCAAAACTTGGAAACGTTCACGCAAGCGTTCAATAACAGCGTCATCATCTTCGGGCGCTGATTTAACATCAGCTTCTGCAGCTTCATCGCCGTCGAGCAATTCAAAATCTTCACGACCTGCGACCTTAATACGAACCTTGTTTGCGGGCAAGCCAGCGTGTCCGGATCCGTCAACAGTAATGTAATTACTGTCTTTGCCTTCAGTGTATTCTTTGACCAGCGTGAACACAGTGTCTTTGATCTCGACATTGCGATACGAGCCATTCAAAACGTTTACTTTCTGCATCTTTGTCACTCCGTCTGTTTCTCTGTCTACTTCATTACATTAACACAAACTGCGGAAGAGTCAACCTTTTTTATTCGATTTTCACATAATTTAGGACAGTTTCTTTGCACTGGCTAAACTTGCTTACATCGTGGGTTTTAACTTTGCCAGTCAACACCATCTTTTTGCCCTCAATCAACCCGCTGATGTCGGGTTCACGGTTGAAGAAAAACTTAACAATGTTACCATCATTGTTCACACAGGTAACCAAATGGATACCAAACTTGGCGATAAACTTAACGTCCTTGACTTCAACATCAAAGCGCAAACGGTCGCCAATTGCGCCAACAAACTCGCTAGTGGCACGATGTGCATCAAACCAATCATCCAGTCCTTGACGCTTTGATTGAACACGGAAACTGTTGGGAAGGCTAGCAAGGATGCTAATACCAAACGCTTCAGTTTCATCATTTGAAAGTGTGCCGAGAACACTTTCCTCGAAGCTGTTGATCTTGTTCATCAACTTTTTGCCAACCAGTTCTTCTTTAAAACTGTTTGTAATCTTTGCTGCATCTGCAACAACATCATCAGGAATAGCAGGCATTAAATCAGTGCCGTACAAAATACGCATGATAGCAGTTTTGTTATCATGAGTTGCAGTTTTGGTATTGTGGTCATAAAACCCAAATCCACTTTTAATGAAGCCCTGATTGCGGTCAACTAGGATCGCAAGTTGCAACACTTTGTTAGTGTCATACGTGACTTTTTTTGGTTTAGCCATTACATAATTCCCTTGATATCTTTGACCAGCTGGCGACCAAATTCGCAACACAGCAGTCCTTGTTTCCAAACAAAATGCTCAATGTCCTGATCATCATCAAACGGACCTTCGGCATCAACAATCCAACGCAGTGCAGTTTCATAATCAGCAGCACCGTATTCGATCATCTGTTCGATACGGCCTAGAAACTCCTCAGCAGCACGAGCCGCATCTGCACGGTCACGTTCAATACTGTGTTCAAGATCTATCAGCAAATCATCCCAAACTTTCTGCTTGGTTTTGTTGGACGCATTCTTCCAATCCGACCAAAAGTCAGCGCCTGGACGGAAGCCGTAGGCATCTTTATACAAATCGGACACAATGTTTTCGTCAAACGTGTAGTGCATCATCAACTCCTGTTTTGCCATTTGTCTGTTAACAATTTTTAAATTAGTTCGCTAGTTCCGTCAACACGAACACGCTCAACTGTTGCCCACATCTTCGACCAATTGTAGCCACTCCCTTGGATTTTGTTAAAATTACGAGCATGGATCTCGGCATCAATACGAGAATTAAACGCACGAGTGAGATCTTCTCTACCTGTCTTAACAACACGGTAACATGCTATCTTTGCTTTTGCCATTTCAAACATCCCTTGTTTCGCTTACAGTATTAATATAAGTGATATGTCTTACTTTGTCAACCTATTTTTTACGATTTATGCTACTAACATACCATAATTTTTGATGGTAGCCTGTGTTAGAATGCCCATGATCCAGTTCTCTGCAGCGTCATATACATAGTGATAACTTTTGTTTGGATACTCTATTTCACCTACACGTTTGTTGTTTTCGTAAAATTCTACAACAAGTAGTTCGTGGTTAACATAGATTTGACTTTGCTTGTTTTCGTGCTTAATGGTTGCGAGCTTTCTCATTATGTATCCTTTGACTTTATGCGCTATGCGCTGTTTAATATTTATAGGGTAGGTTTAGTGACACTATCTTCGTTCAATGTCATCTTCAACACACCGTTCTCCGTATTGGATTTCGATAATGTGCGCCGGAGTATCGCCTGTGTTTGTTGCTTTGTGCCAAACATTAGGACCAATCACGTATGTAGTATTGGGAGACAGTAGTTGCACTTGCCATTTGTTGTTGTATTCAGTGTCTATTTGTATGTTGCCTGTCAAAACATACCAATGCTCACTGCGATGAAAATGTCTTTGGTCGCTTAAATTGCAGCCTGGGTTAATAACTAGTTCTTTAGTTTTGATTGTGCCTTTATCATCCAGCACACGCCAGTATCCCCAATCACGTTCGGTACGCTGTGTTTTCCAATTATCTAAAATCCAACTGCTTGAATTTTTTTTATCAGTCCCGCCAACGCCCCATTTAAACTCAACCCAGGGCATTTTTCCATACGTGTTGTATTCTGGTGTATTAGTGTTGGTCCTGTCTCCGCCGTTTGCAAAGATTATTTTGCATTCCGGGTGTTGCTGCAAACACTTGTATATGGCTAGGTTAGCACTACCATCACTATCATCAAATGTGATAACGCTATCTACTATCTCAAGTGCTTCTAGGATAATTTTTCGTTCATCAATCGTTAAAAATGGCTTACCCTTTTTACGTGTAAGCCAATTATCACTGTTTAACCCAACTACTAATTTTGAACCTAATTTTTTTGCTTCTTTAAAGTAGGCAATATGCCCACTGTGTAGAGGGTCGAAACCTCCCGTAACTAAGACGATTCTATGTTTCATTGCCACCCCCTCCTTTTGTTATTTTTCTTCCACTAACATAATTATCAGATTTTTTATTATGCATTACTCGTTTTATTAAGTCATTCCTCGAATATGGTATTCAATTGGATCTATATTCGTTTTATTGCAATGGTGTAGCTTGTATTCAATAGATTCGCATAGCCAAGAGTTTGGCCGACAAACATTGATTATTGATGGTAACGGGAATATATCAACTTGGTCTGGTCGTATTATAAACGATGTAAAATATCGATGTGCAGTTTTAGCATCGTATGCTATACTATTTCTAAACATGTAACTAGAAAGTAACGTCTCTGGTGATAAGGGTGTGGCTTGATTGTAATAATCATTGATATAAGTGTCAAAAAATCTAAAAGACACAATGTCCGACGTAAGCGAGTCTGTTATATACTGCCAATCATCAATTATTGAAAAATCAAGATCTTCGTCTCTGGTAGTTTCTGAAGAAATTGTAAAGGGTTTTGGTTTTACATATTTCTTATTGTCGTGACCAATGATATTGTATAGATCAAATCGTGTAAACAGAACCGTGTCATACTGAATACCAGTATCAAATTCATATTTGATTTTATCTATACCTAACAATTGATCTAGATACGCCAAGCGCCAATAAGTATCAATTTTATGAGTCCATTTGTGAAGGAATCCAGGTTCTTCGTACCCCCTGATAGTTATTGGCATCGGGTAGTCTTTTTCGTCTATCATATGAAACGATTTAAGATTTTTACCATCAAAGTCTTTTAGCATTGAGTCGTATACAGCAGTGTTGCTGTTCCACACAGCGACGTACCAATCTATATCGTCGCCATATGCTTGATTGAAGGTTTTAAATGTATCATTCTTAATCCAGTCCCATGTACGTTTATAACCTCTAATAAAAATTGCTGTTTTATTTTGCTTCATATACTTTTAAACCTATTTTTACAGAATACCACAACAATTGAAACAGTTCATGACATGGTCCAAGAAACGGAAATTTAACTACTGCATTGTTATCTTTTAGTAGAAATTGAAGTTTGTTAGCACTCCTAAGAACTTTAGTAACAGAAACAATACTACCATAAATTGCAGTAGGTTTAATGTTATCTTGTAAGCTGTCAAAAAATATAGTATCAGTGCTGATTTGTTTGTTTGTGAATTTATCAAACTCAAACGAGTTATCAAGAATTACTAGAACAGGTGTTGTGGCAGCATCGAGCATATGTTCAGTCTCAAATAACAGTATTTCTTGCAATCGAATGCCTGCTAGTGTCAAATGCTGGTAGATTGTTAAATCGCTATCAACTGTTAAATGTGAGTTATATGCAATACAGTAAGACCTATTTAATATTGTGTCTTCTACTGAAAAGTCAGAATTGGGTTCACTGGCTATTACCACGATCATGTTTTATTTTAGTATCCCACTTAAAAACTGCAAATCTTGTCAAGATGTCCAATGACGACGTTAGACTCTCTAAGAGAATCAGCTGACTGATTAATTCTATGTTTCATACGTTTATTTATATTAGCAGATAATCTTACATTTTTCCAGCCAAACGTAAAACTATGATTTGTTCAGTGTCGATCTTTACAACATCAGTAATTTTAACTAGATCGCCAATATCATTACTGGCTTTACTTTTACCTTTGTGCAATACCCTAACCATTTTAGGTGTAAACTTTACAATACGCCCAACAGCTAGATTATGATAATAGGGTCTGATATATGCAACCCAATCATCAACTGTTACTTCTTGTTCAATAATATCTTTTACAATATTAGTCATTTCATGTTTCCTCGTATTCGAATACTTGAACTTGAGTTTCATATCCTTGGCTTTTATACCAATCAGATATATATCCTGCAATTTTTGCATCGGATTCAACTCGCTGCCCAATCAGGAATGCCTTCAGTAGTATAGTAAGCTCCTTGTTTACCAACTCCATTAAAATTAAGAAAATACTGAAAAACTACATTCTTCACTTTTTAATCCTATCAACATGCAGTTTTATCATAACATCTTGATTATCACTTTCGATAAGGTCAATTAACCACATCGGTCGAAATTGCTCAATTGCTTGCTTAAAGTAGTTAGGGTTAAATACACGTTGACTCTCAATGAAACTACCTTTATCTTGGATTGGCGGCCGGTTTCCGTTAACTGTAATTGGTTCAATTACAGCGTAAGATTTTAATAATAAGTAATATGCATATAGTATAAAATCAAATGTTGTATATTCAAGTTTATCAATAGTAGATGGATAGTTAATGTACTGTTTAAATAACTTAAAATATTCTCGTGAATAAACAGGTATATCATTAAACCAAAAATAATCTGTAAATCCGTTTGTCAATGTCTCGAGTTTTTTTACATCTAATGGTGTAAAAAACTTTTTGGCTGCTGCTCTACCTACCTTATTAACTACGTCTGTATTGTTTGAACTACTGGTAAAAAACTTGGAGCGGGCGGCTCGATCGAGCATTAGTTGATCATAATTAACATGCTTTACGAATATACAATCAACATCAGTAACCGCAACTTGATTGAATGATGTAGTTTGAAATACATAATTTACGCCAAATAACTTTTTCTGTGATATTGGTTTTGAATATGTTAAATGTTCTGTACATAATATTGGTCTATATCGAGCTTCTGATCCAACCAAGTATCTAAAATCATTCATTTCATCTTGATTGGAAAATACCAAATACAAATGATCATCATTGTAAAACTTATTATAACTTTTGACATAGTCTATGCCGTATTTAAATCCTTTACTGTGTACAGGGGCAAGAAAACACGTCTCATTCATTTGTTATATTTCCAAAATTTTTTAAATAGTAATTAAGATCCTCTGGAGTGCCAAGACCCCACATAGCTTTTGCTTCAACAATACGAACCGTTTTTACCATCAGCAATAGCTTCGTTGAACACTGGGCAGACATAAAATTCATTATTGACACGAACATTTTTGTTAATCATTTGCTCAGCATACTTTACAAAGTCTGAGCCCTTCTTCCAATAGTAGTACCCAACTGTTGCATTAGTTGAGATAGGGTTCTTTTCAGCAACCTCTGTTACACACCCCCTATCATTAACTCTAGCAAACGACCATTTGGGGTGTGTAGAATAGAATGTTAGAATCCCAGACTGTTGTTCTTTTTTTCTGAACTCCACTTTTTACCGAAGTTTGAATTGTTAAATCCTTTACGATTTATACTCTGATATGCTCCTTTACATATTATAGAACAATATTTGCTCTTCTGTTGCAGGGATGGTTTTACACGATATTCTTTGCTACACTTTAAACATATATTAACAGCTATTAAAAAAACTCCTCTTAACTATTTATGCTAAAAGGAGTTTTTTATTAAAAATGGGTATCCGAGATTACCCATATATCGCTCATTGATCAAGTGCCTCTGTCACGATTTTAGCACCGTCGAAGTGCTTGGTAGCACGTTCGCTTTTAGTGTTAACGGCAGTTACTCGACCAATGCTGAAACCTTTAGTGTCAGTTTTCAGCAATAGGTCACCTACCTTCACAACGCCTTCTTTGCCAAGATAAGCATACTCAGTGCCTACTCCGTTGAACTGCACATTGTAAGTGAACGGCATAACAAGTTCTACTTCATTCTTGTCATACGCCACCAGATCGCCAGTGCCTTTCATTTCCAAGACATATTTGCCTTGGCTGTTAACTGCAAGACCGATACCAAAAGCACCGTCTTTGGTTTGAAACAGTTTACCCTTCATTTTTCCATATCCTTTTTCTTCTACGTTATCTGTGTTTTCTACTTTAACAAGGTCGCCTGGGTTTAGTCGACCAGTGCTTGTTCCGCTATGTTTGTAATATCCGTATAGAACGTTGCTGTAGAGTTCTCTAACAACAATTGTTTTTGTTCCATATCGCTTGCGAACTAAATCACCTACTACGAATTTATGTGTCATCTTTAACTCCTATGTTTCTTTACTTAATTTGCAATCTCAAAATTGGGTTCGTGGATACCTGCTAGCTTATTGGCAATAGCAGCACCACGCAGCCCAGGCCAATCGCTAGCAAAAAACTTAACTTCATAACCAAAGTGATTATCACTGCCGCCACCGCCCGATCCAGTATGGATACCAGTATTGCTTAGAACATCACTACCAAATCCAAAGTTATGACTAAGCTGGAATTCAATACGTCCTGCCCACCCCGGATACCCCATCGGTTTGTCGACATTTCTTTCCCAGTTAGAAACACCATCACGTGGACGATTGTGACTGTTGCTAACACGGTCACTCCAGTGTAGATTAAGTTTAGTAATCTTAATCCAAAACTCTTCACGAAGATGCGCTCTACGGTGAGCCCACCCACTATGCCCAGCTTTAATAAGACCATCAAAGAAAAACTCAGGGTTAGTTTCGATCCAGTTAACAATATCTTGGAAAGAGGGTTGATTGATTAGATCGTCAAGTTTCCTGTTTCGGATATTTTGACGAGCACGACGATGCATACGATCCTCACGAAGTTCGCTAAGATGTTTAGTATACGCAGCTTTAGTAGCGAATACTTTGCTAGTCCAAGGACATTGATATGCCTTAGCAACTTTTGCTTCACTTACGGGAACCATTTTTCCGTTTGCTTTATATACTTTGATCGCAGGCATCGTGCCCTCCTCTAACTTACTGTTAAGTTATACATTCAAGACATATCGAAGTCAACCTTTTTATGTGGGCTTAACCGTATATCCACGCAATTTTAGTTCAATCATTTCATCGTATGTAAGTGATTTGTATTCATAATAATATTCGTCCATATAGATACGCCAATGGACAGCTGGCGGAGAGTTACCCCAATCATCGTATCTTGATCTAGGGGGTGTTACTATATACGTTTTCTTTTCGGGTTTATTTTTAGCTGCCGCACGATCCCCGAGCCGTTGTTTGAAACTTGGTTCCCACCTTCGGCTATGCTTGTCCCATTTTGACATTATATATGATTCCACACTAGTTTAAAATACACACCATCTTCCATATTGTTAAATTCAATAGAGGCTAGGTTTACGAGACGCCAACGTCCACGAGAAGGTCCGCCAAATTCTGTAAACAGCCAATCAAACATTTTTCCCTGAGCTCCAGGATCCATGCTTTTAGTTATGTTGACTAGCATCCCCACGTTATCCTAAATGCTGCCACCACATCATCATCAGGACATTCTATCCAACCATGAAGTTTTGATGGCACGTTACAGTTATAAAACTCTGCCCATTGTAGTATGCTTTCTTTGTTTTGTCTATAGAAATCACAATCCGCCCAAAAAAAGGTTTGGATATGCTTCTGATAAACAAATCGGTTAGGCGGCGGTAACATTTATTACATTAGCTACACGAAAGCTTCGCCATTCGTTTTTGTCTGTGCAGTATACTACTAGGACGTTGTCATTGATTGCCCGCACTTTCTTTAGTGAAAGTGGATCCTCCTGTTTAGCAGGCGGTAGGATATCCTCTCTAAGTGTGCAGGGCATTGTTCTTTCAGTACCGTCCACTTTAGTAAACGTAACGTTATATACGCCGGTTAACAGTTGTTCAGTTAGTTCTTGTTTAGTTAGCATGTTACCCTCTATATATGTTAGTGTTTCCAGCGTAGTCTAAAAGCTATACTATCTTCGTATGTTTCAAAAGTAAATGTTGCAAGCCAATCCCATTCGCTAACGTCTGATGTATCTGCTACAGTGTAATGCATATAGCTAACACAACAGTCCTTTGCCCAACTTACCATCTCCGCAAAATTATCATACGGGTAAGGCCATTCGGCTTTATCTCCGATCCTTACACAGTACACAGTCATGCCCACGCCGTCTTAAATGTTATGAAGTCGTCGTAATCTTTAAATCCTACAAAAAATTCGTCTATACCAGCAATATCATATCTAAACCATTCAACACCCCTAATGATCTTTTTGATCTTCTTCTTACTGAAAGCGTTGTTTGTATCCTTAGCGATATACACTTTATCGCCAAACTTTAAAGTATTAAATTCAATCATCGGTGTTATCCTTATGCAGCCAGTGTTCGTATATTTCTTGTGTAAGTTCACGGATTTTTGGCTTAACTGACACATCATTATTGTGAACGAGCCGTTTCATAAGCACAGCCCGTTCACGCCGAAGATCACCATACTTTGAACCAATCCAAAGTCCTTTTACTACTTCATAGTTTTTTTCGTCACCCATTTTTGAACTCCAAAAAGTTTTCCATATACTTGCGGATGTTTTCAGCACCGACAGGGTTCATACTATGTACATGATATCCGAATCCTACAGGCAAATTCAAATCATTGTCCATTATATAGTCACAGAACCATTTGGCAAACGTATAGCCAGTGTTCTCGCCTGTGTCTTTGCCGTAGTGTTCGTCAGCAAGATCGTGGTCGAAACTGATGAATGTGGGCAAGCCATACTGCTTGACTGCCCACACAGCATCATCCATCGTGCGGCAGATTATAAGGTTTTTATAGGGACCGTAGAAAAATTTTACATCTTCAGGAAAACGGATGTCGTCTAAAAACAGTGACCAGTATGTCATTTCAATGTCCACAACTCTCTAGCAAACTCGCCCATCTCGCCCAAGCCTGCAGTATATCCTGCAAGCCATGCCTTATATAGTGCTTCTTCTTGATCCCCACGCAGTAGTTGTGCAAGTTCGTCTTTATGTTCTTCAAACCATTCATCAAAGTTCATTGTCTATCCAACTCTCTTGCTGCAGCATCTAAAGTGTTAATATGCTCTAACGCCGCATCTTTGTCAAAATAATATTCATCAGATGTCCTCCAAAGTTTGTTAAATTAGTCGATTAGCTTTCGTAACTCGCTAGCTGGTATATTCATAATAGCTGCCAACGAGTCAATTGCAGCAGAGATCTTAACGCCGCCATACCAACTGTTAGGATCATCACGTTCTGCCCACAGTAGGAAAAAGAAAAGATTTGCGAAGTGATCATTCATTAGAAGTCCTCGTCTTTTTGTTTCACATCAAAAACAAAGATGCCGTTGTCCCGCCACATTTTAACAACCCGTGGCCGATCTTCAAACACCATGTCTGGCTTTTTACCGTAGTCTGCAACAATGTCGTCTAGTAGTTCACGCTTTACAATATCATCGCTACGGTAGTCATCTTTGCTCCGCATGTAGAGATGAGACCAGGGACGCCAAAAGTCATTAGCTGTAAGCCACGCAACTGTAGCATCCCGACTACGCTCGTTACGACCAGTAGCAAAAACAATGTCATGACCCGCATCACGCAGAGTAAAGAACATTGCAGCAACTTGCGGAATTACTGTATCATTCGGAATGCCAGCGTCAAATGCAGGCCAGTTCTTGGGCTTGCTAAGAACGTGATGCAAACGATGCTCGCAGTTGGCAAGCGTTCCATCAATGTCAAAAACTACAAGCATATGTCTCTCCTTACTGCTTACATTGTTAATGTAATACATCTCGGTACAAAAGTCAATAAAAAAAAGGCCCTTAGGCCTTAATTTATTTCTCAATTACACGGATTTCTTTTTCCGCAATCATGTACCAATCTGGAGCAAATTCGCCAGGACCAACTGGTTTGTTTTGGCTGTTAATGTGATCCCGGTAGACCTTAGCTTCTGAAAAAGTATCAAAGTCTACGGATTCATAACGCCGACCCCAACCACGCTCACTTTCAACTACAGTAACTCGAAACTTGTGTGTCATCTTGTATCTCCTGTTGCTATAATTATATGCTAGCAGTTAGGCTTGGGCGTGTCAAGTTTTATTTTATGCCATTTCACACCAAGTAGCAACCCGTGCATTTTTCTATGAAACCAATTTGGTTCTTTGTCTTTGTTGGGACGGAATGTTACACTACCGCCTAACTTAGAAGGATCACCACTAATATAACAAACCCATTCTGACTTTTCTGGCATGAAGATGTCATTATCATTTTTCATTGTTCATTCCTGCGAAGTATAGTTGATAAGCAGATTCGCATTCATCACACTCTTTACCATCAACTGTGCCGTGACCGCCATTGCAGGTGTTATTACCACATTTGCCGCAGATAACAACATCATGTTCGCAGAGGTCACAGTATTCCCAAGTATGTTCACTCACAGTTCAACATCCACATAATCAAGTTCACCAATGCATTGAAACGTAGTGCGACCATGCTTGTGTGCCATAGTCTTGTGCCAATGTCCGAAATACCATTCATCAGGTTCGTGTGCATCAATGAAACGATCAAACCATGCACCTGTTCTATTTGGATACACGGGGCCTTTGATAAACCCACTACCCCAAAACATAGGGTAGGACACTTTAGCAGGGCAGTCATGTGTAATCATAACACGTGGCTTAACAGTCTTATAAACATCAAACATCAGTTCAAACTGTTCATCTGAACATTCTTCCTCTGGCCACCAATCATAACCAGCACTGCGCTTATACCAACCCGGAGGAGCATCAGGGTTATCAATACTCCACGCACCGCCAATAAACATTACATCGTTTTCAACTGTGCCATCTTTAATCCAACTACGCATAGTTTTACACATGCCGGGATTATCATGGTTGCCACGAATAAAACGATGACCGTGGCGCTTATGAAAATCATCTACGCTTTCGTGCCAATAGTCACCTTGCCCAAACCCAATACCAAAGTCGCCGATTTGGACAACAGGACCTTCAAATTTATCAATAGCATATGCTCGGTAATCATTCACGAGACCGTGAATATCACCAATTAGACGTGTTAGCGTCATGTAAGTTCTCCGTTGTTTACACTATAATGTAACGCATCTAAGGGTAGATGTCAATATATATTGGTGCCCTAGATGGGACTCGAACCCATAAATCCTGCAGCTCTCGACTGAAGAGGTTTACCAATTTCCGTTACAGGGGCATATCTCATTTCTTTTTTGTGTTCTTTACGCAATTCATCTTCTTTGCAGTTGAATGCAGAACAGCATCCACATCGAAGTAGTCTAGTCTTCTTACCTTTAAGGTTAACATTGCCTACATTTCGTGCAGTTGATTTCATTGTAGTCTCCGAATTTTGGTCCTGCGGGAAGGATTCGAACCTTGCTCTCCTTGATCCACAATCAAGTGTGCTGACCGTTAACACTACTTCGCAGGATATCTTTGCTTTTTCTTTCTTGTATAGTATCGCCGTCAAGCCGACGTTGGTTACCACACATCCAGCAACTACATGCTTTAGGTGTATGTAACAGTCTACCAATTTGTCGTGCTGTAGGTTGAGTTTCTGGAAAATTCCTATACCACTCATGTGCAGCATTTGTAGCCCACGCTTTTTTACGTTCTATTTGATGTCGTCTAAATGCTTTTGTTCTCATAACGACTCCTTTTCAAATTTTTGAAATATGTATGTTAGTATAATACCTAATATGACAGCATATGCAAGATTTAGCAATACCGTTACAGTAGTTACTATTACAATAATCGCAACATCTTGTTTGGGTTTATCTATAATTTTGAAACTAGTCCAATCAAATGTATAATAGCATACCATACACATAACACCAACTAATGCTGCAATAGGAATAGATTCAATAACAGCACTGGCAAATACAATGTATGCAAGTATAGAAAGTGCTTCTACTACACCAGCAAGCCTGTGGGTGCCGCCTGCTTTTAAGTTGATAACCGTCTGTCCTATCATAGCACATCCGCCCATACCGCCAAACAAGCCTGTTAGTATATTACCTATGCCTTGCGCTATACTTTCCTTATTTGGTTGTGTTTTGTGATTTTGCACAAAGTCGTCCACAAGGTTAGCAGTAAGTAAAGTTTCTATTAGCCCAACTGCTGCTAATATAAAACTGTAAGGTGCTACGATCCACAGCGTCTCTAGCGTCCACGGTATGTTGGGTATATGTAACGTTGGTAAGTTACCGCTAATATGAGCAATATCACCTACAGTTTTAGCATCAATGCCAAATATCATCACAAACACAGTCACTAACACAATCCCAAATAAACTTGCAGGTATGTGGCGTGTAATTTTTGGAGCAATGTATACACCAAATATTGTAATAGCAATCAAGCCTAACATACTAGCAAGTTCGTAACTTTGCAACCATAAACCGTTTGATTTGAGTTGCTCTAGTTGTGCTAGAAAAATTACCAATGCCAATCCATTAACAAACCCTGTCATTACACTTGGACTGACTAGTTTTATTAACTTACCTAGTTTTAATGCACCAAATACAAACTGTATAATACCCATGAGTATAATACATGCAAACAGGTATTCGACACCGTGTGATACTACCAGTGCCACAGATACAACAGCTAAACTGCCAGCACCTCCGCTAATAAGACCGGGCCTTCCACCAAATATAGATGTAACTAACCCTAGTATCACAGCCGCATATAAGCCAACTAATGGGTTAACTTGTGCTAACAATGCAAATGCAACAACCTCTGGCACCATAGCAAGACTTGTTGTAATACCTGCTAAGGTGTTACGAGTGATTAATGCCGGGGTCACTGTGATTGATACCTTTGTTGTATATTAAATTATAGTAGCTTCTACTGGTTGTTTAAGAACAGCAGTAACGTATGTGCTACGATGATGTCCGCCTAGTAACCAAAGCCCACCAGTACTAGGATCTTGAAGATATATAGGGCGCTCTACCTTCTTATCATTTCCGTATAGTGTTGGTGCACGGGCACTTTTTGCAGGTTCAGTCCATTTGAGCGTATCGGTCCAACTATCACCTGTGTTGCCTGCGCCCCTTACATCGTTCCTAGACAACAATTTTACTTTTGCCCTTGCAATTGCAGCACGAAATACTCTTTTATCTGCTAGTTGCTGCAAACGTTCATGCGCCCAATCTGGCATATGCTGTGGGTCATAATTTTCAAGTTGATAAAGAACTTCGTCATGCTCACGATCTGCGTTAGGAGCAATCCAATTTATTTTACCTTGATAAACTTCGTATATCTTCATGCAAATATTTATCAGTTGGTGTAATTTGGCCTGCCCGGAAGGACTCGAACCCTCAACCTAGGGAGTAGAAATCCCTTGCTCTTCCAGTTGAGCTACGAACAGATAATTTCTAACTAGGAGCAAAACTGTTATGGGATTCGAACCCATGTCTCGCCCCTTTACGGGGCTTATCCTATCCTCTAGACGAAACAGTCTACTACACCAAAGTTCGGCAAAACAACGGTATGTAGTCTCCCAGTTAAGGTGATTGCCGTCACCTATTTGAATTTCGAGAGCAGTTTCACAACGTTTATTTCTACTCAGGTTGTAGCCAGTTTAACGACCTGTATATTTCGCCAGCTTTAGCTAAGGTCGACGTCACCATCTTGGCTAACCCCTTATCTAGAATCAGTTAGCGGATCAGAGGATGGATCAATACTAATTCCCAGAACCCCCATTGGGACTTTTACCCCTTCACCTGCGCTGTGGCAAGCCAATCTGCTCACCCCGAGGTTCCACAGGGTGGGAAGCATTCTCATCATATAACGTTTCGAACCACTATATAATGTTGTCTTGGCTGGGGGAGCAGGGCTCGAACCTGCCATCTCCTGATTCAAAGTCAGTTATGTTACCGACTACACTATCCCCCAACAACTCTGTTTTCAACTGCACTACGTCTAGGATTTGAACCTAGCTTGCTCCCGAAAGGCATCACCCAAGGAGTATTATGGATTCAGGCCAGCCGCTTGGCCCCAACCATAGTGCATGTGAAAACAGAATCGCTTCTGTTTGTGCAACTTGGTATTACGTGTTTCGCACACAACCAAGTCCGTTATAACTATTTGGTGCGCCTGGGAGGAGTCGAACCCCCATGTGTCCAGTTAACCTTTCAACTAGTTCGTAGCCAGAGGGTATACAGACGCCTTTATTTCTTTCATTTTTTTATAATGTGATCCGCTATCATTTAATCCTAACGAAAATAACGCTTTGCGGATATTTCCGTTATTGTCTATTAATGCGTTTGTTTTTTCTTCTGTAGTAAACGCATCTTTAGATTTAACTTGTTTTTTAGCACCATCTTTTTTGTAATTTCCATGTATACGTCGACATGTATTACACCATTTAGATTTTTTACTATTAGTATCAGTTTCGCACGAAGAACATTTAGTGTTTTCTTTAGTTATTGATTTTCGTCCTTTTATCCAACCAGCTGGAATATTACTTGATAGAAATTTTCCTTCATTTAAAGTTTCTGGACAATAATACCAACTACGATCATAACTAGGATTTTTATTTCCTATCCTTTTTTTACAAACACTTTGATAGCGTCTTTTAAGCCAGCCATATCTTTTGTTTTTTCTTTTTACTGTCTTTGATGCCACCGTCATCTTAGTAGCAGCATAAACTAAACTGTCGTTTTCTGGATACATCTTAACTAATAACTGATGTGCTACATAGTGTTCCTCGGGCGTTAGTTCTACTAAATTAGACTTATCGTCTGTTCCGCCCATACATCTAGGAACAATATGATGTCTTTCAACATAATCTGTTAATTGTCTTATCTTTGCTCGCTCGATTAATAAATCATAATGTTTTTTATAGTTCATATGTTTATTTATCATTTGCGAACCCCCAACCTTCACGTTCGTAGCGTGGTGCTCTGTCCAGTTGAGCTACGGAAGTATATTTTGGTTGCCCCTACTAGATTTGAACTAGTGACCTAACGGTTATCAGCCGTTTGCTCTACCACTGAGCTAAGAGGCAATATTCATTACTTAGAAGATACACTGTTGGATTCGAACCATTCGCCCGGCATCAGGGGTACTAACCAAACCGTCGTGCCCTTCGGTATCAGTGTATCATCAAAGTAATGGTGAACCGAGAGAATTTTGAAATCTCGACCTTGGGATTAAAAGCCCCCTGCTCTGCCTCTGAGCTACCGGTCCATTTGTTTGCGTAAAGCAATCTTCTCTGCTCTACGTTCGGCTTTTTTAGTTTTACCGTGCGGTCCGGAATGTTTCATAACCAAATGTTGAACAAATGGATTACGCTCCTTCGGCACTTTAGGTTTTCGTTTCACTTTCCTTCTCCCTAAATTCAACAGTCATCTTACCGTTGCTCCACTGTTTCAGCATGAACATGTTGTATTTCCATACACCGTATTTACGATGCACACTGTTCAAGTAGCTTAGGTTACCGCTGTGGATCATTGTTTTACTCTTTTCCATTTCCGTACACTTCCATTACAATTTTTTTGCCTTTGGACTGCGGATCCAGTTTACTAGAAGCAATCATTGCGAGTGCATCTTTTTCATCAGTTGCGACCAGCACTATTTCGCCGTCTACCTTAATACAGTAAGCCATATCGTGTTCCTTCTTGCTACACTATGTTTATATAGTAAGACGTCTTACTTGTCAAGAGTTATTTTGGTGTGCCGAGAGGATTTTGAAACCTCGACCTTGGAGTTAAGAGCTCCCTGCTCTGCCTCTGAGCTACCGGCGCATTTTTTTCTATAGGCTTCAATATATTGCCTAACATAGTCTGTCATTGGTGGAGGATTTTTTCTAATCTCTTCTATCTTTGCTATTTCTTCTTTTGACAAATTTAACTTTTCAACCATTACAGTTTCCTTAATTTTGATAGCGCATACGGGGTTTCTCCGCCTCTGAGCTACCAGCGCATTAAAATTGTTTTGCTAGTGCTTTATAGCTTTTTGTAGTAGGATGAACACCATCTTTACTTAACGGCAGTTGTCTAATATCAGCAACTTTATCGTTATGAATGTTTGCAATAGTTAGTATATTGCTCCTCGCTTCGTCATTGTTAGCTGGCAATATCCATAGCACAATGCCTTTAATTTCGCCACGCAAGTTATATAGCACAGTATATTGGTTGCTCATACCTAAATCGTTACTACCAAGACTAATTACTGTTAACTTTGATTCGGGTAATGTATACGTCTCGACATAGTTACGACTGTTAATACCTACTTTAGCTTCTGATACACAATCTGATCTGTGTTGCCCTATACCTTGTGCAATACTATCCCCAATGATTAAACACTCTAACATCTTTACTCCTATTACTTAGAAGATACACTAGCCGGCAACTCCCTAACCATGCTGCGCTCAAGTCTGTAACCTACGGAGTTGTCTTAGTTACAAAAGGCTATCTGCTCTCTAGTGTATCATCAAAGTAATGGTGCCAAGGGGGAGAATCGAACTCCCTACGCTCCGCTCTTCAGGCGAACGCTCTACCAATGAGCTACCGAGGCATTATTTGGTGGGCATCCTAGGAATCGAACCTAGCGTGGGTTTCCCCGACGGATTTACAGTCCGCTCCCGCACCTTGCGGGGTGATGCCCAAATTCTTTATTCGCTTATAATCGCCTGCAACACAGCAGAGTTAATTGCTGAACGCATGGGATCGTAGTTAACATAGATACTTAACAACATTACAGCAACCGCAAGATTAGCAACAATAGCAACACATTTGGTAACTTCTGACATTGCAGTATCCTCTTTTTTCTTCCTACATGTATAATATAGTGTAAGAGCTCTTACTTGTCAAGAACTATTTTACTTTTTTTTGGTAGCCCCAGCGGGCGTTGATCCCGCTTCTCCGGATTGAAAGTCCAGTATTCTAACCAATCGTAAACTATGGGGCCATGTTTTGGTGGTGCTAGTAGGAATCGAACCTACGACACGTAGAATATGAGTCTACTGCTCTGCCAACTGAGCTATAGCACCAATTCTGTTTACATCTGCACAACCACGAATCGAACGTGTTTTTGTATCTTGATACTTATAGTTCCACTACCACCTAGCTAGGTATGGCTGTTGTGCATGTGTAAACAGAATTGTAGTTTTGTTTATCTCTCGGATTTTTCAGCTTGCGCTTTCATCACCGAGGCCGCCCATTTGAGTTTGTTTATAGTGGTTACTCGCAGTCACGTTCCGCATTTCCACTTTAGTTCAATAAAAAACCCTCCTAGTATTGCTACTGGAGGGTTTTGAAACTTGTGTATGTTTACACTATTAGTTTCGCAGTCCCTCCATGATACCAAAGCGATACTCATGGCGTTTTTCAACGTTAATCTGAATCATATGTTGTTGCATAGTGAGGTTCATTTGTTTATCTCTTTAGCTTGGAAGTCTCTTAACTTACAATACTGTTATACTTTATTTATCATCTTGTGTCAACATCTTTTTGACAATTTAGACACATTTTTTTATTTTTGGCGGAAAGCGTGAGATTCGAACTCACGGAACCTTGCGGTTCGGCAGTTTTCAAGACTGCAGGCATAAACCACTCGCCCAGCTTTCCAAATTATTCTTCTACTGTTACCATACTGGTACGACATATCCTACTGTATTTTTGTAACTTTTGATACTCATCCCACGGATCACCTATCAGTTTACCTATGCACAATCTACCAACAGTGCAATATGGATCATCCAATGTATATCCTTTTTCAGCAAGTGCATCTTTATTTTCATTAATCCATTCAACAAAACGCAGATCACGCCTAGCTGTAGTATTAAACTGATTGGGTTTTAATTCAAAGTCAAACACAAATCCTGGTAATACCGTTAATGGATTATGTACATTAAGTTTATCAATCGTGTCATGCACACATGCATATTCCAACGTGGTTTGCCAATTTATATTACTGGCTTGATACAATACAAATTGATCCAAATACATGTCGCCAAAATTACTTGCTTGAGTGAATTTTTCATAATCACTATTAGTCAGAGTTAATTTATAGTCAGATAAAATAGGAATCAAATTTGTAAAATGTATATTTAAATTATAGTTAGTATAGGTCGGTGCTAGAACATTTTTTGTAGCTACCCGATGGATCATTGCAAGGTGAGGTCTTCTTATGATATGTTCCCATACCTTTATTATGTTTTTAGTAGCATCTAATGTTAGATCTAATTCCCACACAATCGAATCTTTTTCTATACTAGTATCTGCTCGTTGTATATTATAGGATACTCTATCAATGTTATCTTCATTCGGAAATGTATCATAAACAAATCCGTCATAATCTTCAACATCTGTTAGTCCAATAACAAAATTTATTTTAGTCATCGTATCATTCTTCTACAATATTAATAGTGCATATGTAAGGGTTGTTTGCTAATTTCAAATACTGTTCCCATGGATCTCCGACTAACCTGCCTGCAACATAAAACCCAACTCTTGACTTTGAGTTATTAATATCCCAACCTTTTGCACTTAGAGAACTTAGATTATTATTGAACCAATCAATAAACTCGGGAGCCAGTTCAGTTTGTGGTTTGTTGTTCTGTTCACCGATAGTAAATCTAACATTAAACATTGGCACCGTGCTACGGGGAGGATAAGCATTTGCTAAATATTCTGTTGTGTCGTGATCAACTGCATATGACAATGAACTGGTATGTGGAACGCCGTTAATTTCATAGCCGTATACTTCTTCTAATACAAGATCACCAAATCTAGGAGATTCTATCAATGAGTTGTAATCTTGATCTATAAATTCAGTATATGTTACTGCTGGGTTTGGGACATAATTTAATAGTCCAAAGATTAAACTAAAACTAGTATACCCATCTATTGGATTTCGTTTAATAATTATAACGTCTCTGAGTAATAGCCTAGTTTTCATTTGTTCTACTATAGTATTTAAACTAGAAACACCTGGCAGTTCAGTATCGAGTATCCATTCTAATGTTTCGGTTGCTGTCACATTACATGATGCAGGAATAGCATATACATCAACCGATACAGTCTGATCATCATAATGATCCTTAGATTCATCTGGTTTTGATACAAATTCACTCTGCAACGAGTCAGTTAATCCTACAACTAATTTAGTTACCATGTTGCTGTTTCCTTTATAAAATACATTGGCAGTCATACACGCATTCTTTTAACTTACTCGCCTTCTCCCTAGGGTAAACAGTAAGTACCATATGTATTTATACTGGTGCTGCTAGAGAGATTCGAACTCCCGACACCCTGATTACTAATCAGGTGCTCTACCAACTGAGCTATAGCAGCATTATTCTTCGTATAACGATTCGTAATCGTCAATATCTTCATCATCCGTATCTTCGTCCAACCAAGTGTCTTCTTCCTTAGCTGAACCATACAGCTTGTAGTAGTCCTCGTTTTCCATTAACACTCTAAAATCAGTGCCAATCATCACAAACTTCAGTTGAAAAAACTCATCGTAGTTATACAGTTCTGTAATAAACCACAACGTACCACACCCGCCGCCTGCTCTTTTGACAGTACCGGTCTCAATACCAATCTCTTCAATAGCATTGATTAGTTTCGCACCAGAGCTGGTGATAACTCTGATAAACTGTTTTTTGTTACTGAGCCGTTTCTTATCTTCTTCAGTCAGCTTTGTAATGATTGCAGTGTTGCTATCATCAATCACGACCAAACAATTTTTAACTTTGACGCTACCTTTGGTGTGGTTGTTGTCTGGCGTTTCTTTTGTGCTCCACGGAATGCTACATTCAACGTGACTAACATAAAATGTTTCGCCTCGCATCTTAACAACCCACATCGGAATATTATCATCTTCTAAGTGTTTTTTGTTAAAGTGGAAAACTAATTCCCCACAAGCATATTCAATCTACGACATCATTTTTTCCTTTGATTAATCTGATGGTTTTTTCAATTTTAGCAAGGTGTCTCACCCGTGCTGTAGTCATAAGTTCTATTTGCTGATCTCTAGTCAGCGGAGCCTCTGCGTTAGCTGGCCAAACTCGAACAGCAGTTTCGATTTCTTTTTTGGTCATAAACATAGCATGTTCCTTCGTAAATGGTGCGTCCTACAGGTATCGAGCCTGCCTCCTAGGGGTTAGAATCCCTGTGGCCATCCATCTGGCACCAAGGACGCAAAATAGTCGATGCTGGGGGCCAACCCTTCATTAGGTATGCATCAATACCCGTTATGTTTTTTACGGTAAAACATCCCTCAAAACCTCCCAGTCTTAACGATAGTGGGTTACGCTCAATACAAAAGTTTATTAGAGTGTCAAGTTGGAATGAGAATATCGTGGACACTGGTCTTGGGCGGCTAACTCCCAATTTTGGCGCAGGAGCAAGGACTCGAACCTTGGACATTCGGTTTTGGAGACCGACGCTCTACCAACTGAGCTACACCTACAAACTGGAGCGGGTGAGCAGATTCGAACTGCCGACATTCTGCTTGGCAAGCAGACGCTCTACCCCTGAGCTACACCCGCATTGTGCCGGTCCACTATGTTCTTATCATGGGACACGGCTTTATAAAATTTCATTCTGGTTACCGTCATCCAGAGCTGCCATTTCGTTGCAGCAGGCTTTTAGACGTTTGACACGATACCCCATGAGTGCATATTGTTTTGGTTACACAACACCATTCACCCCAACCTCTCTCAACCCGGGATACCCGTCACAGTCGGTTGGCCTTTTTCACTAGGTCTAAAACTAGTTACTCAGTCTTCTCATTTGACAGTTACAACAAACGGTCCTAGCTTACCGATTATAGCGGGCTGCATTGCTGCAACCGTGTTGTTGTTGCTCAACACTATAATAGTTGGTCGGAGTGACAGGATTTGAACCCACGACATCCTGGTCCCAAACCAGGCGCTCTACCAAACTGAGCTACACTCCGAATACTTTGGTGCGGATGAAGGGACTCGAACCCCCACTCCAGAGGAAACAGATTCTAAGTCTGCCGCGGCTACCAATTACGCCACATCCGCATTATTCTTTGTCAACGCAAGAGCAATTTTTTTTCTGTGCTCTTCGGATTTTGGTTTTCCTTTATTACCGGCACCATTCTTATTACCGGTCTTGCTATTCATCTTTCGAGCTTCATCGAGCCCGTATTTTTGAACCATTTTATCCCATACAGTTAGCTTGTGCTGAGAGTCTCGGTCAAGAGCATTTTCTCCTGGCGTCCCCCAATACAAATGATTTGGGTTACTGCATAGTGCATTATGACATGCGTGGCACACATGAATTTTGCTACCTGACGGGATTGTTGTATCTAAAATATGTGCAAGCAACCCCTTTAGATACATGCTTTGTCCACCTCGTTCAATGCAAGGTTCGGCAAGTTTGAGGTGTTGCTGTCGCACAGTCTGCGGCAATGTGATATATTCAGTTATTTGTTGCATACGTTTATTTATCACAGTAAACACATTAATGCATCTTTTCAGCGTGGCTACCATTACACCACATCCGCATTGTTTTTGGTGCTGGTGGAGAGAATCGAACTCCCAATCTACTCATTACAAGTGAGTTGCCTTACCATTGGGCCACACCAGCTAAAAATCATTACTTAGAAGATACAATGTTCCTTACCCCTATGATGTTATCGTCGGACAACAGTATCACTACTGCTTTTCTATGATGGATTAACCATTGTATCATCAAAGTAATGTTGGAGCGGGCGAAGGGATTCGAACCCTCGACATCTGACTTGGAAGGACAGCGCTCTACCACTGAGCTACACCCGCATGACCATTTTAAGTTTGGACAAACTAACACACTTCTAAACGGCTTACAAATTCCGCCCCATTATTATTGTTTGGCAAAGTATGTATTGGCGACCTGTACGGGAATTGAACCCGTGATCTCTTGCGTGACAGGCAAGCATCTTAAACCACTCGACTAACAGGCCAATTATTTTGAAGATTTTTTGTACAAGGACCTACAACCTCTCCTCGTTACACACTAGGTGTATCTTGGTGCGGGATGACAGGTTCGAACTGCCGACATTCTGCGTGTAAAGCAGACGCTCTACCAACTGAGCTAATCCCGCATTGTTATTTGGTGGAGTATAACGGGATCGAACCGTTGACCTACTGGTTGCAAACCAGTCGCTCTCCCAACTGAGCTAATACCCCAAATAGTTTGGCGGAGCGAGTGGGATTCGAACCCACGGTACCTTGCGGTACGACAAGTTAGCAACCTGTTGCCTTAAGCCTCTCGGCCATCGCTCCATATGTGTTTGGCTCTTGTCCTTAGTTGGACGACTTAGCTGCTTCGATTAAGCAGTACCGTGTTTTTATTCTTTATGCTGCGGGCTTCATCTTAGCACGATCAGCTTGTGTATTGCCACGTTCCAAGTAGTATGGATCTGCATTTAATGCAGCGGCAACACGTTCTGCTTCAGCAAGTGTGTTAGATGTAATATGCACATCAGTGCTACCAGACCGTACTTGCCATTGCTCAACACCCGGTTTAGCAGTAGCTTGGTATGGATATACTTTAAAGTCGTTACGTACTTTAGGCATGTGATTTCCTTCACTGTTACGTTTAAAATTTTGGCTCCCTGACGTGGGGTCGAACCACGGACATTCTGATTAACA